TGTAAGTAAAACCCATTGAATTCTCTGTACCAGGAGTGTACCACCACCCACCACTTGTCCCCGGTCCACCCTCCGCAGTTCCCAGTCCTTCTCCAGACCCAGTAATACCAACTTTAGCGGCGACAACGGCAGCATTAAAAACAATAATGCCATCGGTAGGATACATTAACCCAATAGCTTCATAGGTTGGAGTAGCAAATGGACTTGCTAATGAACCTGTAATAATTTGATATACCGCCTGGGTTTGTGTAGTATATGATGAATTATCAATGAATGTAAATTTACCATTGGAGCCGCTGAGTGAAATTTCAAATAATCCCTCATCAAGTCTATCTTTCATTTTATAAGCAGAAAAATTGACTACCCAAATATCTTCTGCATTAACAGTGGTACTTCCGCTTTGCATTGTAAACATTCCATCGGAATCCGATGTACCAAGTAACAAGTTTTTATATTGAGTATAAATCGTTTTGGCGGCAAATGCTTTAATTTCAGATACATCTCGGGTAAATGATCCGCTACCAACATCTCCACCAATATGTCCATAAGCGATTGAAAAATATGGATCATTGTTGCTCAGATATGCTGTACTTGGAAACATATTCAAATAATACATTGTTCTACGAACATCATAAATGGAAGTTCCCCACGACGGATTTCCAGAAGAACCGATCAATGACCAGAAATCATCTGTCATCAGACTTTGACTAAGATCTAAAACTCCCCCTGGCCAAAATCCACTTGCAATGCGAGTAGTACGTCCGGCTACAACGTCTCGGTTGGGATCAAAAGTATTGAATATCATATGTTATGTTTATTGGGTCAATGGTACTGTGACGGTAACTTCAATTGAAATACTGCCGCCCGATTCATTCCCAACAATGGTTAAATTAGTTGTGGTTGTTTTGCCGAGACTGCTATTTGGAACAAAACGGAAAGTGTTACCAACAACTACTTGAGCACTTGTTGTGTTAATATCTCCGGCGAAAGTTGGGATAGTATTCGATACGGCATTGATCGAATTGGATTGTTGAACAATCAAAGTACCTACGGTTTTATTTCCTAAAATAACTGTATATCCAGCTTGAAGATTATATGCGGGAGTCGTCGATGGACTTATAATGAGTTCACCAGTGTAATCTCTCGTGACAAGAATTTTGTCTTGTGCAATCGTGATAACAGGAATGGCGGTAACACCTTGATTTAATGTAACCAACTTATACTTCATTGTTTGCGTCTCGTCTGTCAATGGCTCAAAGACAGGAGTATTCCGTAAAGCAATATCGTAGAATGCACTTCCATTCGGATGGTTTGGTTGATACAGGGAATAATCTATCTCGTCATCTGCAAGAGCAAAACTGGTTATATTCAAATTCCCGGTTTTTGCGAGCAGTTCACGACCTTTTTTTGTGAGAACTGCATCTACTGAAATTGTGGTATTATCGATGTACGCCATATATTATATTCCTATCCTGGTTAAAAGTTTTTGCATAGAAGATGACGATACATTAACAGAACTTCCAATATAGAACTTTCCGTTCAATTTATTGGTTATTTTATAAATTCCACAAGTCTTCATATACTCACTTATAAGTATCAGTCAGCAACCCCTTTTTATTTGTTTATTACGTTATCACCTTGATTTAAATTCAAATTTCCAACATCTGTACTTTGGACAGGAGATGAACCATCTTCCAAACTATCTTCTCCAATAGTTGTAGTAATGTTTTGACTACATCGTTTATAAGTTCCAACACTGGTTGGTAACATTCCAGATCCCTCGAAAAGCGTTACATCATATAATGAAAATAATGAACGTTTATGTGTAAAATGGTTTCTTGGATAACTACTGGCAGTTTCAAAATATACATTTTCTGTCTTTTCTATTAACGATAACGATGCACTATTATAAAAATCTGCTGAACCAGCAATGACATAATCATATAAATATACTGATGATGATACATATGTATCTTCCAACGGATTTTCCGTGCGGTTATAAACCCCACTTTTTGCATAAATGGAATATTTCGTCCACCGCTTAAGCAAATATTTCGTCTCGCCAAATATTGGCTTATCGTTCTCTACCATATCAAATGCTATTGTACCATTATTCATAAATTATACTGGACAACTTGCTGTGAAACTCCATTTATTTCCAATATATACCGTAGGAAGAAGAGGATTCGAATTTGGATATTTTCCGTGTTGGGCATATACCCACACCGACGCACTATATGGATATTCTGGTTTCACAAAAGATATTGTCTTAGAACCACCGGGCACTGCCTCAATAGTACCTGTCCACCCAATATTAATACCAGGTGATATTGCACATGCAGCACTGTACAGTGGCATAGTATATGCCATTGTCGTAGAATCTCCTGCGAACCATCCGGAATCTTCTACAATAGCATTATCATGATAAATAACAAACCTGCATGGATTATTAATATATGTATCACATTTAATGTTTACAGTTCCCACACCGTCTCCAAGATAAATAGAATATTTTGCAGGATATCGGGTGCCATTCCACGCCACCGTGTCACTTATCATTGTTGGAGTACAATAAATTTCATGAATCGCTTGATTTTTTATCATGGTATCCGTCACACCATATGGATCAGTTACCGTAAGTGTAATTGGCCATGTTCCTTTTGTAGTATAAGTATGTACTGGCAGTCGGGAATTAGAAGTTCCTCCATCGCCAAAGTCCCAGTGATAATAAATAACATTCGAACTTAAGTTTCTAAATGTAACTGGTGTATTGATTAATTGATCCGGAGGAATGTTATCAAAATTAGCAATAGGTCCAGGGCCAGGTATATATGGAATAATCAAGTTGGGATTTGCTATTACATCTGCAACATGTCCAAGTTGATAGTTATCCATTACATCATTTTCATACGTTCCTTCCGGCAAATAGTTGCGTGGATAAACTCGTGTTGGTAAATTGATATATGAGGCATCAATATCTATTGTTTTGTTATCAGGTAAAGTCGTATAATCCAATCCAGACACCGAACCGGAGTCGATATTGAAATCAACCCATATCAACGACTCCGTTATGCGGCATAGTTTTGTATTTGGATCACGGAAATAATGTGCCGCTGTTGTATCATAATAAAACACTGAACCAGAATTCATCTCACTAAATACTGATTTGATAGGATATTTTGGACGCTCCAAAATGGTAGGTTCAATGACAACACCTACCAAAACATTACAACGAGCAGGAACAACATTCTTAATTGCTTCAAAAATAGACCTATTGAAATATAGTTTATGAAGAGTAATCAGTTCGTTAAACAATGTTTTACTTCCGCTATACTCATTTTGAGCCGTGGCGTATTGTTTACGGAATAAGTTGAGTGCTTGATAACTAGATGAGTACTGATTGGATGGATCTCCAATGGCATCCATAAAATCATAGTTACCGAAATATCTTACGATATCTTTGTTTCTGAAATCCTGTGGGTCAACGAAAAATCCTACTTGATTGGAATCGGGTGCCGTATTACTTCTAGGGGAATATGTAGAACGAGCCTTATCATCAAATCTGGCTTCTATAGATTGTGACACATGACGAATCTTCTCATTGTGGAACTTATTTGGTCCATATTTGGAGATTCCCCACGTACTTGGGTAATCAATGACCTTAAATTGGAAAGGATAGGCGGATTGTGAATAGTTTGAGCAAGTTGTTTCTACCAATATCTGTGAACCACTCCACGCATTAACACTCGTCATCATATTCATATCTACCGTGATGGCTTCTCCAAGATATGTGTCTATTTTTACCGAAGAAGATACGGCATAGAATGGATTTGCATTTCTCCATGCGCCTGCCGCACGTACGTCAAATGGATAATCTGTATGCATACGCAACACCAATGATTGGTGGGCGGGTCTTGACCCACTGAAACTGTATGCATTGATGCTGTTTACATAATCTTCAAAGTTGCTATCTGTAATGGAATCATACCATACTTGAAGTTTATCCATCGTTCCCACAAAACCTTGCCCGTTGTGATCAGAAAACCAACCACCAAGCATCAAATATGACCCCGAGGCACATGTAGAAAATCTGTTGTTAATTCCATAGTCATA